GCCTTCAACGCATTGTCTCCCGCAGTGCCGGTATTTTTCGACAACATCACTGCCGCACCTAAAAATATCACAACAGAATATGTGCGTATCAACGTTACATTCGGCATTACTAACGAACCAACATTGACGGGCAGTGTTGATTTTGCGCGTGGAGCGGTTGTTATCCGCGTATTTACAGAGAAAGGCCAAGGCCCAGCCCGAAACCAAGTTCTTTTAAACACAGCAGTTGATGTTTTAGAGACCCTTAACGAGACTGCAAAAACAAGCAGCGGCGTATTTTTCCGCGTCAGTGAGATTGAAGGTCCAACATTTTCAGCTGACGAAAGATCGCCTCACTTTATGGGGCGTATCGAGACAGGCTACAAGGCCACTGTATTGAGTTAGTAAAAACAGCTATTGTGTAAAAAGCCGGGCAGTGCCCGCAGAAAACCCTTTCTCTGGTACGCCAATGGCCGCCACCGTTCTGTCCGGCACCTCAGGTGCCCTGTATTACAAACCAGCTGGCACTTTGGGTCAGTTTGCCGAAGCTGACGTCGATGTTTCCGGCGATAGCTTTACCGTTGCCACTTACCTGAACTTTAAGTCTGGCGACCCGGTCAAGTTCAGTGTTGTCGATACGACAACCGGCGGCACCGGAAGCGGCACTCTTCCCGCTGGTATTACTGCTGGCACGACCTACTACGTCATTGCTTACACCGCTACAACCGGTGTGATGCAGGTGTCTGCAACGTCCGGTGGTTCGACGATCACGATTACCGACGACGGAACCGCAGTTTCACCGAACAAGTTCCAAGTCGAGTACGCAAGCTTTGCCTCTGTGGCTCAGGTGCGTGAGTGGAGCTTCGAGATCACTCGTGACGAAATCGACGTCACCACGATCGGTGCTACGCCAGGCCAATACGTTCCGTTCAAAACCTTTATCGCAGGTTTTGCGGATGGTTCGGGCAGCGCCACGGTGTACTTCACCGACACCGATGATGCTCTGGGCAACCGGATGATCGAGGACGTGCTGCAGCGCATCCAAACTGGTGCCAAGTTCAAGCTTTACACCGACCAGGTGTTCAGCAGCGGCACCCTGAACGACACCCTGAGCCGTTCCATCGAGTTTGAAGCAAACCTGACTTCTGCCAACCTGTCCATCAACCCTGATGATGCACAGGCCGTGGAAATCAACTTCCGTCCCACCACCACCCCAACCTTCGACTTCGCCAAGTCCTGATAGGATAAGCAGGCGAAGGGACACAAACCCCGGTTATACGCCGGGGTTTTTTATTGACTGATCAGCTACAGTAACGCCATACACCAGCAAATCAAATGCCTGCTTCTAACTTGCGTGCGATTGATCGTCTTCGCAAAGCAGCCAACCTGGAGCCCGTCAAAAAAGAAGTCGAACTCTCGGATGGAACGATTTTTGAAATGTATGTCACGCCACTGACGATGGCCGAGCGTGAGCGTGCCCAGCGCAATGCTAAGTCTGATGATGCCAACGCCTTTGCATTGCAACTGCTGCTGGCCAAAGCACAAGATGCCAACGGACAAAAGCTGTTTAACGCAGGCGAAATCGACGTGCTGAAGAACGAAGTCAAAGACAAGGATCTGCAAGCTTTGATGCTCGGCGTGTTGACCGATGACGAAGCTGCCGAAATGGACCCAAAATCCTGAGCGCAGAACTTCGTAAGGACAACTGGCTCATGCTGCAGTTTGGCGTCGCCAAGGAACTGGGCATGAGTCTGTCCGAAGTTCGCGCCACCATGACCCCCGAGGAGTTGATTGGCTGGAGCGCCTACTTCAAAGTCATCAACGACGAGCAGCAGAAGGAAATGGATAAGGCGCGTCGTCGCCGCTAAAGTAGGAAAACAGGTACGTCGGTCTGACTGTGGCTTACAGAGCTGAAATAGAGATCGGCATAAGGGGGGCCGCGCGTCTAAAAGACTTACAAAATAGACTGTTAAATCTGTCTGCCGCTATAGAGGAAGCTAATTCAAAACCTCTTTTTAGCAGAGTAGCTGTTCAAAGTGTTGAAAACTACTCTGATACATTAGATTTAGCTAAACAAAACTTAAACAAAGTACAACTTGAACTTGATGCTGCTGGTAATGCCGCCGGATTGTATGCAAAAAGTATAAGAGAAACCGCAGAAGCCGCAATATCGTTCAACGCAGCACAAAAAATAACTAATGACCTCTTGCAAAATGAAATAGATCTGCGTACAGAGGCTGCACGTGTCGCACGTTTACAAGCAAGCGGGATTAAAGAAGTTACACAATATGCAGGTCCCATTGGCCCTGGCCCCGCATCTGCTATTGATGCCCCTGTAAGAGGGGGAGTTAGCGGAGTTGTTGCAAGTACCATCGACCCAAGCCGTGGCGTTGCAATTCAAAAAGACCGCCTTACTTTAGAACAGGCTTTATTAAATCTGCAAGAGCGTAAAGCAGACGCAGTTTTTGAAGAGTTAAAAAATATGGAGGCTTTGGTTCGTAGCGCCAATGAGGCAAAGCTAATTGCAGCTGAAGCTACTGGACGACGTCCTCGGAGTGAGTTATCGCTTGCTGGCGACAAACGCCGCTTAAAAGTTGAGAGCAAAGCAAGAGCTGAAAATTTAGCCCAGCAAGCTATTCAAGAAGGTAAGACTAATCAGGACATATTTAATAAACGCCGAGAATACGCTGATGAGATTTTTCGTATCGAGCGAGAGTTTAACAAAAGACTTGAAACCCAAGAAATAGACTCTTTAATTAACCAATTTGAGTTAAAAGAGCGCCTTCAAACAAGAGTTTTTAACAAAGCTTTAGAGCAAGACAAAGCCGAAGGACGCCAATTTGATCAGGAGCTGGAACGTAGAACGACTACGCGACTTGAAGCCGCCAAAAAAGTAAACACCGAACGTACTCGAAGGAGAGCAGCGGAATATCGGTTAGAACAACGCAGACAGAAAAGACTAGAAAAAATCCGCTTAGACACTGAAACTAAGGTAGCGGCTCGTCGTAGTAATGCTTTAGGCAGTGCTTTAATCGGCGGCGCGTTTCCGTTACTGTTTGGCCAAGGACTAGGAGCCGCTGCCGGTGGTGCTGCTGGCGGTCTTGGAGGAGGCTTAATTGGCGGCCAATTTGGCTTCGGACTTTCGTTGGTTGGTACGCAGATAGGCAGTTTTTTCGATCAAATTACAAACAAAAGCATTGAATTAGGTAAGGCGTTAGATCCTGTATCAGGCGATTTAGCAGCGGTTGCCGATGCAGCAGGTTTAGCAGGGACTAACACTAAAAATTTATTACAATCTTTAAAAGGCCAGATAAGCCAAACACAAGCAGCTGAATTAGCCGCAGACCAGCTTGCAGTAGTTATCGGCGAAGATGGGGTAAACGCGCTTAGAGAATTAGGCGAGGCTTCTAATGAGTTGGGTCGTGAAGCTTCTAAAGCTTTTAGTGCCATTGCGGCTTCATTAGCGCCGATATTAACAGCTGTTATAGAGCCTATAACTGAAGAAGTATCAAGGGGACGTCTTCTTAGCCGCGCTCCAGAATTAGCAGCTTCGGATCCTGAAATTGCTCGTCTGCTTGAGCAGCGTCGAGGAGTAGCTACAGCTGGAACAAAAGGTGTATCCGGCGAGGCTTTACTTATTGAAGAGCAGCTTATAACCCTGGTGCGTAAACGTGAGGAGGCTGAAAAAGCCGCTGCAGATGCAAAGTTACAGGGTATAAGCACAGGCCGCCAAGAATTAACAATTCTTGAGTTGCAGAATAAAATTAAACGCCTAGGAACGGACCTAACCGATGAAAACAATGCTTATTTAGAAGAAGCAATTTTAAGACAAAAAGCAGCAAATGAGGAGTACAAAGTAGGCATTGCTTTTGCCTCTGATGAAATAACTAAAGCAGAATATATCAATAAGATAAAAGTTATTAGAGAAGGACTTACTGGAAATATACTTGATTTAGAGAGCAGGGTTACAAAAGAAGTAGAGCGCCAAGCAAAAGCAGAAGAGCGCAAAAAAGAGCAAGCTGCTAGAGAAGCAGAGCGTGTACAAAAAGAAGCGGAGCGAGCAGCGCGTGCCACAAAGGCACTCGACATTGAACTACGGCTTTTACGTGTTCTTACTGGGCAAAATATAGCTATTGCAGAAGCCCGCCGAGATGGAAATTCAGAGCTTGTGTACACTTTACAGATAGATAAAGAGCTGCAAAGACTAGCAGCAGATACTTTAAAAATTAAGAATGAAAATCTTTCTACCGAAGATGAGCAGTTAAAAATTAATATTGCACGAGAAAAAGTTGCTCAAAGACTGAACGAGCTAGAGCAGGCTGAGCTGGATCGTAAAAAGAATATAGAAGACGCCGTGAACAAAAATCTTCGTAGCATTCAAAACGAAATTGAACTCAGCCAAGCACGTTTAGCTGGAATCGAAGAACAAACCAAACTTGAACAAGAATTAGCGACTATAAAGGAAAACATTAAAGGTATAAACGACGCTGATTTAGAGCTTATCAGACAAAAACTTGTTTTGCTGCAAGAGCAATTAGCTAGCGAAAAAGCTATTCAAGAAGTGCGCGATATTCAAAAGCGCACAGAAACAGCTGGTGCAGGTCTTCGCGCAGGCTTCATCGGCCAAGCAGGCCAAGCATTTGAACAGCAACTACAGCAAGGCTCTACAAAAGAACGTGCCACTGAAATCGCCTTACTAACCAAAGAAATGGAGCTTGCCGAACTGCAAGCTCAGTCGTTACAAAACGTTGTCCTTGGCATTGGCGATGCCTTTGCAGCCGCAATGACCACAGGCGTAGCAGAGCTTGTTGCTGGAACGAAGAGCGCCGAAGAAGTATTCAGCGACTTCTTAAAAAATGTCGGCAACATTCTGCTTCAGACAGCGCAGCAAATGATCGCCACCTACATCGCCATTGGTATTGCCAAGGCATTTGCAGGTTTATCTGGGGGAGGTAGCGGTTTAGGCTCAGCGCCACCTGATTCTGGTGGTTTACGTCTAACTGAAATAGGTAAATACATGGGTGGCCGAGCAAACGGCGGTCCAGTTCGCGGCGGCCAACCCTACATGGTCGGCGAGCGTGGGCCGGAGTTATTCGTACCAAGCAACAACGGCGGCGTCATGCGAAACGAGGACATGCGCCAGTTGATGGGACGTTCACCAGTTGGCAACGCACCAGCAATGAACTTCACATTTGAAACCACCAACATCGGCGGCCAGGAGTTTGTCAGCCGCGAGCAGTTGGAAGCTGCAATGGTAACGACCAGGCGTCAAGCCGCAAATGACGGTGCCAAGCGTGGCATGAATATGACGCTAGATAGAATGCAGAACAGCCCACGCACCCGCGCCCGCGTTGGTATCAGCTAATGGCTTCTAAGTTTCCGCCGGTGAGGCCCACCACTCGTAGGTTTACGATGGGTGATTATCCCAGCAAAACCTATACCTCATTGTCTGGAGCGATTTTTAAGCGTGCTTTTGGTGATAAGGCAACAGGCTATACAATGGATTTGACTTTCAAAAATATAGGCGACACAGAAGAAGTAAGATCATTATCTGGAACGGTAAAACAAATTCTTGATCATTACAATAGCGTTTATGGTACTTTTGAAAAGTTTAATTTACCTGACAGAATGTTTGCAGGCATGAATGATTCATTAAAAGGCGTTGTGCAGGCACCATCAAACATCTCTTGGCGTTACGCCGAACCACCA